GCCGTGTCGTAGTCGGTCGAGACGTACTTGCTGTTGCAGAACTCTTCGTCATTCTCCAGGTTGACCCGACGGGTCACCTCAAAGCTCTGCACGCCAGTCCACTTCAGAAGCGTCGGCGTTGCCGCGCCGTCAGAAACGTAGACGCAGATGTCCTTCGGACGGACAGCGGCGGGCTTGACTGAGGTATCCTGGTGAACGCTCTGGCTGTAGGTTGCCTGCGTATCCGAACCGTACACAACATGCAGCTCTGTATATCCAGCAGCTGCCCAGTCCGTGACGGTCGTGATGCTCGTCGTCGTGTTGACGTAACCGTCTTCAGCCGTCGCCGTTGCGTCGTAGAACAGTCGCCGATAGGTCTTGGTAGTGGGGTTCTTGACGCAAGCCCCAAGGACGTAGATGCTGTTGCCGGACTCGGTGTAAACCCGGGCCGTTTCCCCGAGGCTATACGGCCCCTCGTCCACGAGGGCAAAGGTCTCGTAGTAGGGAGAACCGCCAGGGACAAAATACTGGGAATCGCCACGCAAACTAAACTGCTGTGTGGCGTTCTGCCGGATGCCCATTCGATAAGTAACCGACTCCAGGGTCAGGTAGGGCACGATGACGGCACCGTCAATGGTGAAGATGCCGTTTCCGGCCTTGAACGGAGAGATCACGTCAATCGGCACGTGATCCGCAAAGTCAATTTCCTGTCCAGGGGTAAGGGCGGTGGGGTCCTCCGCGATGAGGATGGCCTCGAACTCGGGGGAGACGTCTACGGACTCGGCTTCCCAGGTCAGGTCAGGAATGTCACGGACAGTCGCGACCGTCTGGAAATTGCCAACCTCATAGACCTTCTCTTCAGGAATGTTGAGGTTCGAGACGCCACCGGTTTGGATTCGATCGACCACATAACCGTTGGCATCGTAGATGATTTGACCAGTCTTGACAGCCACGAGGGACCTCCCGGAAAGGGCTTAATGCAGATACCACAATATGCGGTTTTTCTGCTCAGTTCTCCTGAAGTATTCGGCAGAAAGACCGCATTACTGGAGCCCGGAGAACTATCGAATTCGTCTCGACCGGTTTGGTCTCAGAGCTTCGCTTCCGAGCAGGCTCAACCAGTGCTCGTATGCTGGGCGGAACGACTGAGCGAAGAACGCGAGCCCTTGATCGAGGAAGCGTCGACCCAAGATACCTTGAGTCGAAACCGGACTCCTCAGGTACTTCCCGCGGATGCTGCGGGATCGACCCGGCGGACGCCCAATGAAAAATTGCCCCGGAACAGCCCCAAGTCCGCCTTCGAACGGAGCAAACCGACCAGAAGGATCACGGAGCTGGCGAGTGCCCTTGGTGCCAAATCCTGGGGCCACGAAGTAACCCTGAAAGGCCGGGGGTTCAGGAAGCGAAAATCCCGGGCTAGGCGGCGTTGTAAGGGCCAGAGAGCCCAAGGTGCGGTTCCCCCACCGGACGGATGCTGCCGGAGGCGCTACGGCCCCTCTGGGCTCTGCACCGAAGTTCAGGCGTTGCCAGTGCTTGGCCGTCTGGCGCAGAAGGTCCTCGTCGATAAAGCCAATGCCCGTCTCGTCCCCAATCGCCATCGACGGGCTCTGGAGAGCCTCCAGCAACGCTCCCGGCAGACGGTTGTCCCCCTTCCGGTAGGAAGGGACCTTCTTGTTGGCGACCACCGTGTCGGCATATGCCTCTAGAACCGCCTGCCTCATGCCAAGAGCAAGCCCCCGGTTCACGGCGGCCAGTCCTCGCCCATGCCTCGCGAGATCGCCATACTGGCGAGCCACCTCCATAAAAGCGCGCGATGCGTTGGCAGTTGTTCGTGCGAGGGCGTTAGCAAACGACTGGGCGATGTTGATATAGAGGAACTCTTGTGTCGCCACTAGATCTCCCCCACCACTGCGTCGTACATGGCGTCCAATTTCTTCAAATATTCTGCGTTGAGGACCACATCCCCAGTGTCGAGCGAGTTGCAGACATCGTTCGCAAAATCGGCGAACTCGTTGATCTGATCCAGGATGACCTTTCGTAGTTTGGCCTGCGATGCGGGGGGAAGGTAACGATCAACCTCCCGCTCCTTGAGCCCGAGCACGATAGAGATCGCTCGATCCCGACGACGGCCCAACATCTCCTGCAACACGGTAGCCATCAGTCGTAATCCTCGTCTGCATAGTGATCAATAACGGTCAGCCGACATGTCTGCCAATGCTTGAGCCAGGACTGAGGGAAATTGCGGGCACGATCGGTCTCGATGTCCTCGATGTCACAGGAGAAGAGAGCAGGCGGCGTCGCCTGACGGTAGTCATAAACTGTAAAGGTGGACCCTGTACGCCCAATGGAGGGAAAGCGACCTCCACATATGTCCCTGATATCTCGGACCAATTGGAGGGCCAACGCATCATTCTCGCCGAAGAAATCGACATAGAAGACCCACCTGTTCTCCGTCAGACTCGATCCAAGCTCGTCCTCTCTGTCTGTCATGTCCTCGTCGGCCAGGGAAAGGGTGTTGAGGGCAATCTCCTCATTCCAGTCCACTGGATAGGACTTGAAGTCAATGGGCTCATGAGGGCGCCCGGAGTCATACCACCCAAGCGCCGTCAAAGCATTATCGATCATGTGATACAGCGACTCACGAATGAGGCGAGCGCGCAGGCCACCGACAATAGCCATTAGGACTCATCCCTTGCTTCACAGGAAATCTGCTGAATCGTCACATCGAAGAGGCCCAACGGAGGGGGCAGAAGCTTGACGTTGTACGTGTTCCCGCCCAAGAGCACCTCGTCGGGGGGCTCTCCTCCCCCGTTGTCCAAGACCTCCTGCCACTCCTCATCGAGTAGAGTCAACACTGCTCGCGACGTATCAAACTGCCCCATCGCCGTGTCGGTTGGATCCGCTGGGGCCCACTCAACGGCACACAAAACCTGAATGTCGGAGATGTCGTTCTCCGTCAATGGGGTGGCACTGAAGTCGAGGGGAAACCCCCCGGAGTCAGCGTGTTCCCAAGTACGTCGAGTGCGCCAACGAAAAGTAGGCTTATCTTGGGTCGCATTCGGCAGACCCATAGACATGACAAATCGGATGTTCTCCCGAAATGTGTCTGCCGAGAACCTCGGATCTGTACCAGCCATCGCTCACTACTCCCAGAAATAGGAATCTCCGAGGGCAATCGAGTTGTGGCGGTCGACCAACGAGTCAATATACGCTGTGGTTCGGACGTTTAGGCTGCCCAACTTCGCGACCAGGAGATCGATCTTCGACCGAATGCCCGACAGGATGTCCCGGAGAAGCAACGCAGAACTACCTGACTCGAACTCAACGGGGCCAGCCTTAGCTCGAAGCGACGTACTCAGCGCCTTCATCTCATTCGTCACGATGCGAGCAGCAGCAAAGAGCACTACTAGCTGTTGCCATTCCCGACCCAGATCCACCGAGCCCGTGCTGGGCAAGATATATTCCTCTGTCAGGGTATAGTCAGGAAAGAACCCCACTAGCCTGGCCTCCCAGAACGCATCCTGGAGATGCCCCAGCCAATCGATAGTCGTATCGGTTGTCGGTGCATTCTGCACTTCGCGTTGGAGAGAATCGGTCAGGTCCGAAAGATCGACCGCCACGATTACCTCCTAGAATGCACGTGGGGATTCTGGTGCCTTGGTTCTCAGGACATCCCTGCCGCTGGGGGCAGAAATGACTTCTACTTCCGTAGTTGTCGGCGCCCCACTGACTTCGCTCAAGCGGTTCTGGATCTTGTCAACCTGCCGCAGCGTCGCGTCCTCATCTCGGGCAATCTCAAGCATCCGGGAGAGCGTAATGGGGTTCGAGATGGACTCCACTGCCTCGTCAAACTGCTTGTAAGCGCGCCGATTGACAAACAACTCTCGAATCGCCGTCTCGGTCATGTGGTTCGGGTTGTCCCGAATAGCCTCGACGTCTTCGCCGCCATCGATCAGGGCCACAGGAACAAGCATCCCGTTGCTGAACACGTCCTGCGCCTCGCTCGCCGCGCGCTCGGAATTCAACCGACGCTCTTCAGGGGTGATATGCAGGGTTCTGCTCGGCCCGACCATCTCAGAGACCAGATCTCCCTTCCGATCAAAACGTCGAACGAAGATCTTGCCCTTCACGGCCGACTGCCACGTCTCGTACTTGGACGCGTCATCGATTACTCGCATTTTCCACGCTCCTTATCCCAAAGGGAACCAAAGATGTGAATGGCCGGGAGGCGACCCCCCGGCCATTCAGCGCCTGTCTCGATTTCAATCCATCGCCGCTACGGGGTAATGGTGCTGTCCTCGATCCGGCGAAGCCGCTCGGGCCGATGCACAACACCACCGAAGTCACGGCGTGCCAGGTAGTGCCAGTACCAGTTGTCCTGCTCGACGAACTCCTTGGACATCAGGCCGCCCCAGAAAGCGAACTTCGATGCGTCGCGAGACACGACGTACAGCTCGTTCGCTGGGAAGAAGGACACGTCCTGGTCGTCCTTGTAGTTGATGAGCGTGATGATCCGGGCGCCGCTGTAGGTGCCGAGAACCCCCTGGAGCAGAAGCTGCTCGTTGGTCTCCGGGAGGAATCCAGCGAACGTGTTGCTCTGCTTCAGCAGGTCAACGATCTGATCGGTCATGGTTGCACGACCGACGATCGCCACCTCACGGGTCCGGCTCTCGTCCCGGACCTCGCGAATAGCGGTGTCCAGAGACGCAAGGTCGAGCCCTGCGACTGCCACGTGTGAGTCGTGACCTGAGGGGATCGCCGCCTGGAACAGACGGAGAACACGGTTGTTCACCTCTGCGTCCAACCGCTCGATGCCCAAGTCGATGAGGTTCGCCTGGGTCTCGGCGAAGTTGGTCATCAGCTTGTCTTCGAACTCGTAGACGTGGAAGCCAATGGTGTCCCGAGGGATCTCCATGACCTCAGCGTTGATCGTGCTGGCCTCGATGTATCCACCACGAGCAACCCAGAAAGCCCGGAGACCCTTGACCTCGCGGACGAAGACCCGACCATCGAACGGTGCGTTCTCGACTTCTGCGATCAGCGAGAGAAGGTTCTCGTGCTGGAAGCCGTCATAGATGGTCTCAGTCATCTCCTGAGCCATCGCGTGACGCCACGTAGGATTCTCCCAGTTCTCGGCTGCCTCCTTGTTGGCAGCTTCGATCTTCTCTCGCAGCTCACGCCGCTCTTCGGGGGTACGTCCATACCTGTCAGTAAGAGCCATCAGTACACCCCCTTAGAAGAGAAGCCGAGCTTCGGCTTCGGCGCGAGTATGGTCAACAGCAGTGACGACGAGCCACGCTTCGGCGACATCAGCGGTCACTGCCCAGTAACCGTTGTCATCGTCGCCAGTTCCAGGAGTCAGGTATTCCCCGACATCCAGATCGGGGGTTGCTCCGCCGAGTCCCGCCACCATGATCCGACCCGAGTAGCTTCGGGTGTTGAGGAAGGTGCGATCCTCGGTGTTGGTAAATGCAACCTTCACGGTGTCTCCGTGAACCACCTGCACCATCTTTCCTGCGGGCGCGTAGTCAAGGTCCGACCACTCGGTCAGGCCGGGATCGAATCCCGCGTACGCGGCAGGAGCGTGCTCGTAGACGAGAATTCCGCCTCGGGCCGGAGGAGCTTGAGCGCCAGTAGCCAGTTCGACATACGCCGCTCCGGTGCCAATGTCGGGGGTGCCTGAAGCGGCAACCACCGGAGCACCAAGAGGAATGTCTGTCGATCCACTCAAGACCCAACGACCGTCGCGTTCGCCGCTACGGGGTGGCACACGGAAGGTGAAGTTACGGCCATATGTGCTCACTTCGATCCCTCCTAAGCAATTACGTTACGAGGATCGATGCCCTGGCGCCGGAAACCCAGCACCTCGCGGACAGCCGATCCGGTTTCTGTTTCTGACCGAGCAGTCTCCATGCTGGTGACCTTCGGCAGACTGGTCGAGGACGGAGCCTTTGCCTTCGCGGCGATTGCCTCGTAGTCCTTCAGCAACGCAGCAAAGTCGTCCTCGGAAAGGGAAGCCCATTCCTCGGCGCGCTCAGCCACATAGTCGTCAGGGAAGGTCACAACGGACGCAACCTTCTCCACCCTCTCGTCCTTGAGGCGAGCAATCTCAGCCTCACGCTCGGCCTTCTCGCCTTCGTCCTTCAGCCACTCAAGGATTCCGTCCCGCTCCGCAGCAACTTCGTCGCGCTCGGCCTTGAGCTGCTCGGCCTCGATCACGGCAGCGTCGAGCTTGCCCTGAAGTTCGGCCACCCGCTCCTCGCTTTCAGCGCGGGCGGCGGCAATTCTGGCCTCAACCTCGGAAGCCTCCTGAGACCGCTCGAAGTTGTCGAGCTTCTTCTGGAGATCCTCGGTTGCTTCTGCCACAGCGGCGGCAACGAGAGCCTTGACCTGCTCACTCGAATAGGTCTGGTCGCTCACGTTCGTACCTCCCTCGGGGGGATCATCAATTTGCGCTGCCATCAGTGCTGATGTCTGGCAAATGGGGCAAGAGGACTCTTCGTGAGTAACCCCCGGCGGCATTGCCTCTAGCAACTGATTATGAATCGTTTCTAGATTCATCGGTACACCATGTCGTCCAATTGGTCATAAACCTTTAGTGCTTCTAGCCCCAATCGTCCGGAATGAGATCCGTTCGCCCCAAAGCCTTCGCTCTCTTGATGATGTGGCGACGCGCAGCAGCCTTATCCTTGGCTCGCCCAATCGCCTGAATCGCATTCTTCAAGTCCTGTACATTGACAATGGGGAAAGAGCCATCCGGCAATGCCAAGCCCTGCTGCGCCAGCTTCTTGCGACGATTGGAATCGAATTCCCGCGCCTGCTCTTCCGCTGGGTCCAGGTACCAAGCTTGGATTAGATAGCCCATGAGCCGTTCCCACTCTTTCGGCTCCAGATCTGGCGCCTCAAGGGCGACTTGTTCGTAGATCCGCTCCGCCACTTCCCATCTCTCATTGATGAATTCCGCGATCTGACGAGCATCAGCTCCGGTCCAGCCGGGCTTCGCTGGAGGGATGATGGCAGCACCCCCTACGAAGTGGGGGTCCTTCATCCAGATAGCCTCACAGGTACGCTCGTTGATCTCCTTCGGATAAGAGGCATGGCGACGACCCATGTACGGGTATTCCCTAGCGTCGTCAGAACCGCCAATGCTGGAAATCGCCCGAGGAACCGCCTCCATAGAAAAGAACAACGTGCCTTCCTCGTGCGCCTTCCGGATCTCCGCGTATTCGTGGGGGAAGTAGTACTTCCACACAGAGGCCAGGGCCTCAATGTAGGGGTTTTGACCGGCGTCGGTTGGGTAGACCATTTCATGGGCAACAAAAGCGCCCACGACATTTCTCATAGAATGATTCACATTCAGTGGAGCATTGTTGAGGGTGGCGCTCTTGATGCGGAGGTCCCCCAACGAGAAGTACTGCTTGTTGAGGTTTGGACGATCCGCCTCAACATAACGGCCAAGGATCCAAGCGTAAGCGGGGTTCTCGCGAATATGCCTTAGAGCCCATTCGGAGGCAACCTCGCGTTGCTCATCGTCGAGCAACAAAGCTCGACCGCCTATGTAGAGGCGATGCTGTCCCTCATGAAAGAAGCTCACCCTCGGCCCTCCGT